TTGGGCTTTCTTAATTGACCCACCCATTTGGTCACCTGTTACAACATCTGAACTAATTGAACTTCTATTTCCTTGAACGGCTGTCCATCCAACTAAACCAAACTCACTTAACATAGATTCAAACGCTCTCATAACTCCACCTTCACCAGACCACTCATCACTGTATTGTTTTACAGATTCGACACAATCTATATAGTCTAAAAGAACTATATCTGGTTTAAATCCAGTTGAGATTTCATGTCTAATGAATGATTTAATTGTGTGCATTGTTACACCTTCAGATGTAAACTTTTTAATTTTAAGGTCATTAGGTTTGTTTGAAGTAACTTCCTTGTGTTTCAATAAAACTTCTTCTTTTCTGTCAGCTAAATCATTTAAATCAATTCCAGACCAACAAGCCAAATGTTTTCTTTTAATAACATCTGGCATATCTTCGAAAACAATTTGTAAAACATTATATCCAGCATTATATGCTGAATTAGCCATTTTGGTTAGTATTGTTGTTTTACCAACTCCATACGGAGCTAATACAACACCAAGTTCACCTCTAGATAGACCACCATCGGTTAACTGATCGATACCATTTATTCCCGTAGGAATTGGGTGTCTAAAATCTTTCTGTAGTACTGCTTCAATATTTTCAGTAATGGAAGTTCCATCATCTTTTTCACCGCCAACAGCGAGAGCTTCTCTTAATATTTCAGCACATGTTTCATAACTATCAAACTCACCATTGTCAACAATCTTATTGATTTTTTCATTGGCCTTTTTGAGTTCTTGTTGTCTACAAAAATTTAATGCTTTACTCTGAACAAACTCCCAATCGGTTACATTTATATCATGAATTTCTTTCAACATTTCGAAAACATAATCCTGAGATACTTTATCCTTAATCTCCATTTTTAAAACGGTTTCTAAGGTATCCATAGCCGGAATCTTTTCGTACTTTTCGTAATAATCTTTGATTTGGGCAACAATGAGACGGAAATATTCATTATCAAAGTACTTTGCGTGTACTATATCTATAATTCTATCTGCGAATTTTTTGTTTGCTGGATGTAAAATTTGGTTAATTAATTCGGTTTGAAATTTATAACCTAGATAACCTAATGTAACATTTTTACTCATTGTTTTTTTGCCTTGTATATTCATAAATAGCTATTACGATTTTGTTGTGCCATATTCCACAGATAAATTTTCTTCAGATAATGTGTACTGAATACGGTAGATAATACTAGGTATTAACTCACGAATATCAACACTATATCTGACTCTTTGTGGGTATACATTACCAGTAAAACGTTTTGCCGCTATTACCCTTTCGTCGATTCTAATTTCGAAATCAAAAATATCCTCCTTATCATAGATAGGGGTTCTATTAATTTGTTCCTCCGTTTGTTTATCGTACGGGTTAAATTGACCCCATAAGTAATCCGCAGCTTTACCTTTTAACTGTTCTTGAATCATATAGGTACATTCCTCAACACACTCTAACATATCGTAAGAGTTGGGGGATTTTGTGTTAAAATTTCTTACTGAGAAATATCTTTGGCAAATTATATTACCGTTAATACGTAAGATAAATTCGAATTTTTTCATACTTTAGAATTTTTATATTTTGTTTTTTCTTTTTTACTTAATTTAATAAACGGATCTAAAAAATTTACATATCCATTCTCCCCACCAGGGATTGCGTACATAACGCCATCTTCAAACATCATTTTTAAAACTGTTTTGTAGTCACGACCTTCAGGGTTCAACGGTAGTGTTAATAATCCCATAACACCTTCTTTAGCTTCTTCAGTTAAAAGAGGGTTATGTAAATCAATTATGATTTTATTAACATCATACACACCACCATTGTGACCTCCTTTAGATTTACCTTCTAATATAGAGTCAAAAACTTTTAATTTTTTTGTCTCTTTTAGAATTTTTGTTTTCTCTAATATCTCTTCAAGGGTTACTTTTCTATCTTTTATCTCAGGAAAATGTGTTAAAAGTGTGTTCTCTGTAACACCATCTATACCTTTAATAAAATCACTCTTACAACCTTCGATTATTTTAATTAATCCCGCGTTTTCATAGTAATGTTGGAAGTACCAATTATAATTCCCTACCCCAACTAAGACCTTCTTATCAGCCAAATAAAGACTTACTTCGTTAGTTATTAACTGACAAAGGTCTCTATCATTTGTGTAAATAATAATTTCTTCATCCTTATTTTTATTAAGAACATAGAATGCTAGTAAATCATCGGATTCACACTCTGGATTTTCAAACTGTCTTATGGATAGGTCTTCAGCGTAGGCTTTAACCCTTAATTTTTGAGATTCATAGCTTTCATCGATAAATCTCGCTCTATTACCTTTATATTCTGGATAGTAATCAAGTCGTAAAGAACCACCTCTTTCACCATCCCACATTATAATAACCTTATCTACTGATAACTCAACGATAAGTTTTCTTAGTGTTGTGTAAAACTGGAATATTCCACCAATGTGAACTTCTTTATGAAAAACGTGCTTAGCTCCGTTAAATGAACGTTTCATCAGTACATTTCCATCAATAAGAAGTGTTTTGGTTTTTTCTTTTTTCTTAGTTACTTTGAGTCCCATCACCCATGAAATTAAAGGGTTTAACAATTTCTTTTCTTTCTCCTAGAAGTTCCTCTTCTATGAAAACACCAATTCCGATTAAAAAACTTTTATAGTCTTCACTTAACTCTTCACCACTTAGGTGTCTTTCAACACCATTTTGGATTATATAGAAACAACTTAATTGTTGATTACCGTCAGATGTTAATGATTCTATATTTAATTCTTTAATTCTATCGTAATTGATTTTCATATTACTCGAGTCCTTCTAATTCAATATCTGTTTGAGATTCTTCTAACTGGAAATCCTCCCCTTCTTTGATATCCAAACCATTCTTTATAAATGTGTCTGCCCAAAAACTAGAGTATTCTAATTTATATTTCTCTTCAGCTTCTTTTGTGTCTTCAATGAAACCATGTGGTGTTACAATAACCTTACCATCTTCATATCCAATACCATTTACGTGGTTTTTAAGAATGGAAATTTTAGTACGAGAAGCGAACTTAATCTTTCTTCCGTTTTTAGTTGCCATAATTTTATTGGTTCCAGCTCCTTTTTGGTTACCAAATAAGAAAATTAAAGTACTATTGAGGTATATAGCCTCACCACCCTTCATCTTAATCTTTGGTTGTCCCATTGGGGAATCTGGTAACTCAACCCATGGTTGGTTTACAAAAACAATTGTGTTTGTGTATTTATTGATTTTACCATCAGATAAAGTTTCTTTTCTTGATGATGTAATTCTACCGTTTAACCCCATACCGATTTTATCAGCTAATACAGATGCGTTATGCATCTTACCACCTTTACCATCAAAGGTCATTTTACAAGGTATAGAACCAACTGAATCCCAGAAGAAACAAATATCATAAGGTATTTCACCTTTTGCTTGTGCATCTAGTACTTCGTTGATATACTCAGTAATTTGTTCGATATAGTCAAAATCATCACGGAATAAATAGAAACCATCCCATTCTGCTGGGGTCTTCTCTATTGTATCTAACCCCATCAATTTAGCGTGTGGAAAACTCCACTTCTTTTCAGTAATAACAAAAACTGGTAATATACCGTTTTGTTGACACCAAATAGCACTTTTTAGTAATGCGGTTGTTTTACCAGTATCAGAATGTCCCAAGAAAACGTTTAAATGTCCTAGAGCTGGCCCAGGAACACCTGTAGCTTTTTGAAACGCTTCTCCCAAATCAATAAATCTATCGGCTTTGTATTTAGTTTTTGTACTAAATTTATCCTTTAGAGAATCAAGTGAGAAATCTTTCTTACCTATTGCCTTCTTTGGTTGTGAACTTATTTTAAGTTCCTCACCCTTTGCTTCTGCTTTTCCTGACATAGTTTTTTATTAAAATGGCATTTCATCATCTTCAGCCTCTTCTGAATCAGAAGAAGTTTCAGGTGCTTTATATGTTGCCGGTTTAGTTACACTGGTTGTACTACTTTGTTTAGATACTTCTTCACCTTTAGCGACAAACTTCTTCAAGTTTTTATCCCAAACTGGAGATTCTCCGTTTGCAATAATTTCAAGATACTCAACTGGTGATGCCTTATAGATATCCTTCCAAGTTGTAGCGTCTTTTACCCAAGCAGTAGCTTTAGCTTTATCACTAGTT